TGTCTTTAATATTTGGATCAAATTCAACTTTTAAATCAAGAATGTTAAATGAAGCTTTCATTTTACCACCACATTTGGTGTTGTTCACTTCATTGTTACACACATATTCACTTTCAATGACTTCACCGACAGAACGTGCTCTCAACTGTAAAAAGTAGTATTCAATGTCGATAACAGGAAGTTTATCGATAACAATACCTTCTGTTAATGTACAATTGTGTAGAATTTGGTGTATGTTTTTTTCTATTGTTTCGGAATCATCAGATTCAATAGCCATCAATAAGTTTTTTTGTTCTTTAACTAAAAAAGGCCTAAAACGAATCATTTTTTTCGACAAAGGCAATTCAAGATCATAAATCGGTGTGTCCACCTTAGGCAAAGCCATAGTATATCTCCTCCAAATCAGGTTGTAATGTTATTAATGATGCCAGTAAGTGCTGAATTTTTAATATTTTGTATCAATGAAGATACTGTGTTATTTTGCCATTGTTTGTAAGCAAATACCACTGTCAATTTATGGAATGAATCAACATTTGACCAATCCAAATCTAATTGATTCACATCAATAGGAAAAGCTTCAATCAAATCAGCAGAATAGGTTATATTGTTCTGTAAATCATATTGGTTAATAGAAATATCGACTGCGTAGTTTGACTTATATTGAAAGTTAAAATCTGTTGTTGGATTGATCAATTCCATCCAAGAATCAAAGAAAATCTTCTCACTCATATCACCAGAAACAATGAAACTCAACGCAACTTCATTATACATTGTATGAAATGGAAACTTTTCAATTGGAGCTGAACCCATCTTTTTGGTTGTGGTTTCAAATGCACGGCCCGGTAATTGAGCCACCTCACATCGCATCGTTAAATTTCTACCTGTTGTTAAAAGAGGTGCCAAAGCTAAGGGAACAGGAATAGTAACATCAAATCGATTTGGTCTAGCTAAATCTGTGTTGAAAGTTGCTAAAAAATTTGATAATGAGGTTGCCATTATTATGCCTTAATTTGATCGAGTGATTCCTGCCACACTTTTTGTGGTTTTGCGCCTTTAAACTGGTGCATTGGTAAAAATACTGCCACTTCCCATTCATTCGGTTGTATTTTGAGTATTTTAGACTTCATATGAGTAAATAAGTATCTCTTAATACATGGTTTGAACTCACGGTATCGTTTGGAAGAAACCAGGATATCATAAGTTACTTTCATCCTCATAATGTCATCATCTCTGGTTACAGCAAAATCCATGAGTTTGTCCAAAAATGCCGCTCTATGTCTAATTGGTAAATAATGTAGGTTTAGACCAAGAAAACCATCATTGTATTTTTCCAGTACCAAAACCAGTGGGAATTTATCCCAATAAGGTAAATCATCTTTTGTTTTTGGGTCATAATAAAAACAGTATAGACCACCTAAAATGAATCTATTTGTTTCACGTTCAGTTTCTGCTTTAATACCACGAGCAATATAACTCGGATTACGAATCTCCGCAACCTTAGATAACAACCATTGTGTTGATTGTTTTGTCATTGCTTGTATTTGGGCAGCTGTTTTTTGCTGTGTGATTTGTGTTAATTTAGATGCCATAATAACTATTTATCAGAGTCCCAGGTGTTCTTCTGTCATGACATGAAATTCCCAACCACGATCAGCACAATATTCTTGTGCGGCTTTCCATTTGGCCTGATTAACACCATATGTAATCACTTCATTAATAAATTTTTTAGTTTTTCTTGATGGTTGTTTAGGAGGAAGGGTTTGGTACTTTGGTTTAATCTCAATCATCATTGTTTTGGTTGTATTATTTTTAGTTTTAACTTTAACCAAAAAGTCAGGAAAGTAACGATGCCATTTACCATCAGAAGGAGATTTATAAGGAACAATCAGTTCTTCTGAAGCCCAAGAAACAATATCCGGATTACGGTCAAGCCAATCCATGACTCTACATTCCCACGATGATCTATAAATAATGTTGGTGCTGTCTCCCACATATTTCTGTGGGTGTTTTGGTGTAAATCGTCCAGAGTATGCCATAAATACTATATATTTCACTAAAAAGAGAAAAAATAATGGGTTTTTCCATAATTCCAACCAATCTTGGTGGCGTCAACCTCAACTCCATTGCCAGTCCACTTGCTGCTTTGTTGAGCAATAACAATCAAGTATCAAATCTTACTTATCCTTCAGACCTGGGATCAAACCCAGCAATGGGTCATGCTGTAATTTTCCAAATATATGATAGACAAACAACAAATTTACAAAGTACAGCAAATCAAACATTAAATAATATCTCAAATTCGGTTGAAACTTTAGTAAATTCAAATTCTTTGTCTCAAGGACTTTCAAATTTAACTGCAATTGGTTCCTCATTTTCCAGTTTTGTTTCTGATGTTTCTACAAATACATCACTACAAGATGTAGCTAATTTAGTATCTGCTTCAACTTATGAAACAACACCTAAACAAACAACTTTAGCCACAGTTTCGATGTTTATGCCAGAAACACTAAGTGTTAATTATAGTTCTTCTTATGATGAAGTTTCTATGACGGAAGAATTGGGTGTTCTTGGTATTGCAGCTAATGCTTATACAGATCGTAAAAATTTAAAAGGTGTATCCGCAATCGGTATTGCAGCACGTGTTTTAGATAAAACTGGATCCGGAATAGGACTCGGTTCAAATATAGGTTCAGTTATAGGACAAGCAGCTGGTGTGACGGTCAATCCACAAATGCAATTATTGTATCGAGGTATAAATTTAAGAGAATTTCAATTAGAATTTATTTTAACACCAAAATCATCAGCAGAAGCACAAACAGTAAAAAATATATGTGATACATTTACATACTATTCATTACCAGATATTGCTGGTGGTGCAAGTGGTTCATCTGGTCAATATTTGGTACCACCACAGTTATTTTCTATCAACTTTAGATTCTTAGGTCAAAACAATATATTAGGTAGTATAGGTAATGTGATTTCTTCCGCACTAACTAATAGTGGATTAGGTTTCTTGACATCAGAACAAGTTAGTGTTGATAGTGGCACTCAAGCAAAAATATTTACAATCAAAACGTGTGTTCTGAATAATGTCTCTATAGATTATGCACCAAACGGTTGGGCAACATACAATGATGGATATCCTATTCAAACTCGTTTGGTACTATCATTTAAAGAAGTTTCTATGTATACAAAACAAGATATGGTTGGATCAGTTATTGCTCAAAATTATAATCAAACTTCTTCTCAGGGTACTTCAGCAGCCGCTTTTGCAGCTGGACTTAATAATTCAGCAGGAAACGCATCTAATGGAGATACAGCATGAGATACTTCAACTCATTACCCAATTTAGTAACATCCGATAATTTAGGTAATTCAGTTGTACTAAAAAACTTATTAATCAGAACAGAATTATTACCAAAATTGTCTAAAAATCCTTTGATTTTTTATCAATATGCAGTTAATGATACAGACAAACCAGAAATTATTGCAGACAAATATTATGGTGATTCATATCGTTATTGGATGGTTCTGTATGCTAATCCACAAATTTTGGATCCACAGTCTGATTGGCCAATGAATTCCCAACAATTCACAATTTATCTACAAGACAAATATGCTGAAGCAGCCAATGGTGCAGCAAACGTCTTGTCGTACACACTAGGTACAGTATACCAGTATGAGAAAATTATTACCACAGTTGATAATACAACAGGAACAACAGCAGTAAAAAATGTTGTAATTGATTACAACACATATTTGTTGACACCATCAACTAGTACAACACAATCATTTCCTGACGGAAGTAGTGTAACTTATACAATATCAACTGATGCAGTTTCCATATATGATTATGAATTGAGACAAAATGAATCAAAACGAAACATCAACATCATCAATTCAAATTATGCAAGTGCTTTGGAATCACAATATACAATTTTGGTAAACAGTTAATATGGCAGATCCGCAAACAACAGGTACATTAGCATTAAGGTACCCAACAGATTTCCAATTATCATCATTACAATTAGTGACCTCAATTGGAACATTAGATATTTCACCTTCAATGTTGGAGTTGAGTATCTATGAGGATTTGTTTGGTGATACAATATCCGGTGAAGTTCTGATTACAGATTCACTAGGTATAGTATCAAACTATACATTAAATGGTACAGAATTTTTACAAGTTACATTAAAGAAAACCGCTTCAGATTCTTCTTTTCTATCAAGAAATTTTAGAGTTTATAAAATGGGTAAACGTTTCACTGGCGATACCAACATGTATGAAGTATTTTCTTTAATGTTTTGTTCTGAAGAATTTTTTATATCCGAACAATATAGAATTTCTAAATCATTCCCAAATACACCTATTTCGGATATTATAAAAACAATACTTGGAACATACCTAAAAGTACAAAAACCAGTTTCTATCGAAACAACAATAGGTGACTATGATTTTGTTTTACCTAATAAAAGAATTTTTGAAACCATAAATTGGTTAACAACATACGCACAAAATCTGAATGGTGTAGGTGATTTTGTATTCTTTGAAAACACAAAAGGTTATTATTTCCAAAGTTTATCAACACTATTTGGTACCAATGTTTATAAGAATTTTTATTATGATCCAAAAAATCTATCGAATATGTCAAACGGATTAGATAATCCGAACATGAATCAATTATTATCGAATGCTTTAGACTTTGAGGTACTAAATTTCTTCGATACATTAGCAGGAACGAAAAACGGAACTTTCTCGAATAAACTTATTACATTTGATGTTTTACAGAGAAAAAAGAATACAACTGATGGTGTTTATAATTACCAAAAACAATTTGGTGATAAAAAGTTAAATTCTCATGCCATAATTAACGACTATCAAAATAGATTGGGTGGCACAATGTATAGTTCACCACCCGATAACTATGCAGGTCTAGAAGAATCAACATTAAGATTGGCAGCAGGAAACAAAGAACAAAAAATAAATCCAACAGTTGTTTCCATGAATGCAGTAGCCTCCATTGCAAATGATATTCGTATTGAGCAGTTTTTGCCAAATAGAGTAGCTAAATTATCTGCAATCAATTATCAGAGAATTAAAATTTCTGTTCCTGGTGATCCCAATCTAACAATTGGTAGAGTTGTATATTTCGAAAATTATAAAATGGCACCTTCAGTGCACGGAAGTCCAACACGAGAGATTGATCCTTTTTATTCAGGAAATTATTTGATTACATCAGTTCGTCATATTATTAAAAACAACTCCTATATAACAGTTATGGAATTAAGTAAAGACAGTAACATAGGACCAATTAATGGATTTAATAATTCTGGTTCTTTACAAAATCTAGTGAATGGTGTGCAAGTAAATGGATAAATTATATAGAAATTTTGTCGGATTGAATGGTTTTATTTGGTGGGTAGGTGTAGTCGAGGGTAGAGATGATCCTATGGCATTAGGACGTTGCCAAGTTCGTATTTTTGGATGGCATACAGATGATATTAGTGCTTTACCTTCATCAGACCTACCTTGGTCCCACCCAATGTTACCTGTAAATAGTCCAAACACTTTCAACAAACCAAAAATTGGTGACTGGATAGTAGGATTCTTTATGGACGGAGAATCAGCACAGTTCCCAATAATGATGGGTATTTTACCGGGATTACAACCATGAGTTTTAATTTTAACACATCTTCATTACAAACAGCATTAAATCCGACGATCACATCATCACAAATAAGTCCAGCTGTTATCAATAACTCGAATACAAATGCAACATCATTAAATCCTGCGGAAAATATAATAACGGGTTCTTCAACAAATACACCTTCAACTTACGTTAATGGTACAGCAGCTACTGCTGATACAGGACTAAAAAGATCCAATCAGAATTTATCACATGCTTGTGATCATAGTTCTTATGTTGGTATGGCAGTAAGTGGTTTGGGTGCTATTGCTGGTGCAGCAGTTAGAGCAATTCGTGAAGCAATCACAGCAATACTAGAAGCTTTAGGTATCAGTCCAAGTGGAAGTGCAATAACAAATAAATTAAAAAAACTAGCACAATACATAAAAGATGTTGCAACATTTATAAAAAGTATCACCACAGCATTACAACAAGTAATAGCTTATATGAACGTTCTCAAACAACTAATATCATCGATACTATCATTACCATCAATTCTATTAAGTTATTTTAAGGACTGTATAACAAACTTAAATAAACAGTTGATTGCTGCTTATAATGGTGCATTAAACGATTCTGATGAAACTCCTTCAGAAGAAGATCAACAATCTTTATCGGATGCTATAAGTGGAGTAAAATCCAGTATCAACCAGTTCACACAATCAGTATCAACGTTGGCTTCGACCAGTTCAGCACTAACAACTTCACTGACATCAACTTCAACAGTTTCATCCGGAAATACTCAAGCACAACAAGCGGCAACAGCACAAGTTTATGCTTCTTTAGGTTATTCCAGCACAACAAATAATTTTTCAAAAGCATAAATTATGGCACAGATACAAGAACCACCTTCAGCATATGCAGCACAATATCCATATAATAATGTAACACAAACAGAATCTGGTCATGTACAAGAATTTGATGATACTCCTGGTGCAGAACGTATACGTACACAACATCGAATAGGAACTTTTGTCGAATGGCAACCGGATGGTACAGAAGTACATAAAATAATAGGCAACGGTTACAGAATTGTTGCAAAAGATGATAATGTGATTATTCAGGGTCAATGTAATGTAAGTATTCAAGGAAATGCTGAAGTCACAATTCATGGAGATGCAATTACAAATGTTATTGGTAATCAAAATACTGTTGTGGAACAAGATTACAATTTAGTTGTAAAGGGTGATTATACTGTATCATCAACAGGAGATATTCACTTAAATGCTGTAGGAAGTACTTCTGCTATCTACACACAAGCATCTGATCGAGTTGTTGTAGATTCGGATCTAACTGTGCATGGCCAAATTCTAGCGGATGATATTTTTTCAGACACCAATTTAACTGCTGGTTGTGGTATTCATGCAGGTGTACCAGGGTCAACAAATCCAATTGCTGGTATTTCTACTCTAGGTGGTGTAAATGTTGGTATTCCTGGACCTACTGTTCCTGGTACAGTAATCGCAACTGTTCTTGTGACCGCACCAGCAATTGTTGGTAGTGTTATCACATATGGAGCAATTCTCATGGATCCAGAAGGTGGCGCACCAATGATTCGTGCCATATACGATCAACATATTCATCCAACACCACAAGGTCCTAGTGGACCACCCATTCCTTTGATGCCTTAAGGACACATTATGAGTTTATATAATAGATTACAATTAAATTTTGACACCTCTAGATTCGGTAACGCATCAAATCTATCCACAACAGCGTCAAACACTTTGAATTTAATGTCTAATACACAAGGTATGATGCCACAATGGCAACAATCTGATTTATCGTCAGGTCCTGCTGTGAGAACAAATTATTTTCAAAATCCAACAACGAATTTGTTGACGACTATTGCAAACGCAACAACAACTTTATATAATTCTGCTAATTCGGCTGGAGATTTAATTACATCAGCTACAGCAGAAAGTCTAATTCTGGAAATTGCTAACTTCCAATCACACACCGACAATATTTCTGGTGTAGCTGTTGTTTCCAATACATATTTTCCGTCTCTACAATCTGCTGGTAATATGGGTCAATTAAATATGATGACACTATCTCGTTCAGATGGTGTATCGAATACAGCACCAATATTGGGAGCTTTCACCAGTTTGTTTATTCAAGATGAATTACAAGCAAACGCAAATACTATATTAATTTATTCTCAACAATATGCAAATTCACTTAATTATAATTCAACGTCTGGAACTTTTACATCTAATTTATCGAATTCCCAAATAACAATTATTGAAAGTTATGTGTCAAATACACAGGTTTTACTGTCATCGAGAAGAAATAATGATTGGAATTTTTATCAAAACTCAGTCCAATTATCAAAAGATGTTGGATTCATGTCACAGTTCAACAATATGGGTGGAACAATGACATATTTGGTCAACAATCTAGTAGGTACACCTAGATTATTATCTAATTTAAATAGTGGTTCCTAAAATTTCGAAAAATCTCGTTCCGGCCCCAAAAATGTCCGGAACGTAGCTCAGGTTCCAGAAAAGCGTTTTACTCCAGAGATAAATAAAAGATGGCAAC